CTCTATCAGTATTGCCTTGTCCTCGTGTACGAAGTCCGGTAGATACTTCTTGTGTACTGTGTACGGTATGCCATACGGTTCAAACTTGTACTGTCCATCTAACTTCTCTGATAAATCCTTCTCAAGTCCTGACCTAAAAGCCCTCTTCATCTGGCATTACCTCCTGTACCTTGGGTTCCTTTACTACATCTACTAAGTACTTTGGCCCATAGGAGTAAGCGAAGACCCTCATGTTAGGGTAGCAGTGTTCTTTAAACTGACAGTAAGAACAACCCATCGCTAACTTCATGTTGCCTGACTTGCCATCAGGTACTGGATCATAACAGTACGCTGTTGGTTCATCTCCTTCCACTAGCTGCTTGATGTGCTTGATCCTATCGACAATAGGTTCCTTGAGCTTTTCACTTTCTACATTCTCAAGGTCATACTTTAAGTAAGTCAAGTGACCGTTGGCTTTATCCATAGTAAGCCAGCCTACTTGTGTCTCGCCGCAGTCATAAGCGTAGGCTTTGATCTGATCAATATAACCGAAGGGGTCATCGTTGGCCAGTGTACCGTCCTTAAACTTCTTGAACCCAAAGCTGCTTGCTGACTTGACATCAGTAACAACACCGTCAATCTTGCAGTCCATGTGACCCACAATGCCTTCAACTTTACAAACCCTCTGCTCTTCAGTTACTGTGTGTCCAGCCATACGTGTCAGGAACAACAACATCTCTTCAATCAAGTGACCGTACATAAACTTGACATAGGTATGTGGCTGAAGTTCTTCACCAGCTGTGCCGTTGTAGTGGTTCCAGAGGTAGCGGTCAGTGCGGCCGATGTTACTGAGGCGTAGCCTCCGGTTATCCTCTCGCTTCTCCCGACCAAACTCAGTACGCATCAGTGCCTTGACACCTTCTCCGAACTTCTCTATCTCTGCCTCTACATCTACAGAGGGGTCAGCGTCCTTGCTTTCCATCAGTGCGTAGATGTCCGCTACTACGTTGTTCGTTGTTTTATTAGTACTCATGTATCACTTCCAGTATTAGTTCGTTAGCTATCGGAGGTGGCAACCTGAACCACTCGTTGATATTGTCACATTCCTTTGCTAGTCTTACATGTGCCGCAGACTCCGCTGCTCTCCTGTCATCTACCTCATAGGTATAAACAATGGTGTAGTCCCTGAAGGGTGAGGATGTCTGGTAGTTCTTTATCCTATCCTCTGAGTCTACAGCCATCCCTACCTTGACCCACTCAGGCCACGCTGGGTTAGTGATGACGTACACCTCTCCTTGTAGGCTATCCTTAAAGTTCTCTAAGGAACTGAAGGCTGCTTCCTCAAACCCTTTGTAACGTCCCGGTTTGTACAGGGGATGTGTCTTGGGTACATACTTACCGTTGACATACATCCTGTTAGGGTTATGACGCGGGTTAGTCTTTGCGTTGTATTTTGTATTCCAACATATCTTACATACTCTCTCGTCCTTCTTCACTAAAGAGGGCACCCAGTTCTCTTCAGTTAATACAACACCGCATGACTTACAGCAGGCTTCAGTGTGTGTCTGCCCAGCTGGTTCCGACTTTGTAATCTCCGGCGAGAGGGCAGTTGAGTTCGTAGTGGAGGCCCGCAGCTTCAACACAGCTTGCTGCCAGTCTTCCGAAAACCTCTGACTTCTCCTGTCTGACTTCTGTCTGGATTTCATCGTGGATGTTCCCTAAAAAGTTAAAGTCTATACCCCATAGTATAGCATATTCATGCAGTAAACACAAGGCTTTCTTCATAACGATAGCCCCGGCTGACTGGAGTAAGCTATTCAATGCAGCGTGTTCTGATCGTATGGCGATCCTTCTTTTATCCAAGCCATAAACATAGCCTCTTGTAGCCGCCATTCCAACTCGTGTTCGTAACTCTCCAAGAGCTGGCGTATTTGCGAGGAACTTTTCCTTAAGTCTCTGACCGTCCTTTCTAGTTCCACCAACGATGCTTCCGATTTTGGCATCTCCGGCCCCATACAGGAAAGCGTAGATGAAAGTCTTAGCTTGATCTCTAGTGTCAAGGCCCGCAGCCAACTGATTTGCCGTGTGTATATCTCCATTGAGTATCTCATTTGTGTAGTCCTCATCATTCATATAGTGTGCCAACATTCGTAGCTCAAGACCGCTGGCATCCATACCGACTAGCTTGTATCCTTCCTGCACTGTCCACACATCACGACACTGCTTGCCGTAGGGTGAGTAGACCGCTGGTACCTGCCCCATATTGGGACTGGAGTGCGTCATGCGTCCTGTTACTGCTCCGTTGGTGTTCACATACCCGTGTACTCTACCGTCATCCTCGACTGCTTCTAGCCAGCTCTGCACCTGTGCGACACGCTTCTGTATCATCAGGTACTCAGCTATCAAAGAAGCCTGTGGTATTCCTTTCACTGTACTCAGCACCGCCTCGTCTACGATGGCTTGTCCTGTCTCAGTAAACTGCTTAGGCTTCCAGCCAAAGTACTGGAGGTATCGCCCTATCTGCTGTCGTGAACCAAGGTTAAACTGAGGGAAGTCGATGCGACTAAACTCGCCACCCACTGTTTCCCAGTCATCTCCTAAAAACTTTAGGCCAACGACAGACATACTACCGTCCTTCTTAATCTTAGGATTGATCTCCTTGATGTAGGTAGGCAAGGGTTTGAATACCTTCTGTACCTCATCCTCCAGATCAAACTTCTTTTCCTTCAGTTCTGCTAGCAACACGAATGCTTTCTCTTGATCTAAGAGCCAGCCTGTTTTAATTTGCTGTGATACAATGCTTTGTACTTGATGTTCAAGGCTAATGCTTTCAGCTCCAAAATCTGCAAGGTCAAGAAGTAATCTCTTGTACACCAGCACATTAACATTAACGTCTTGCTTGCAATAGTCCACCATATCCTGCGAATAATTATCCCAGTCATCATGGTCTCCTTTAGGTTGATTAAGTCTATCACCCCAGTTACGGAGAGAGTGACCGCCCTCTCTTGATGGGTTAGCCAGTCGTGACATAACTAAAGTATCAGACACCTTGCACTTACTAAAGTCTGTGCCCAGCAGTTCCTCAAGGACAGGTACGTCATAGTCAATGATGTTGTGACCTATGATCTCACACTCTCCAAGACCTGCGATGTAATCGTTGAACGACAAGAGCGTGTCACCTGAGAACGTATGCGTCTCACGGGTATCCAGTTCCGTAGCTACAATTACCCAGACCTTTGTAGGTTTTAAACCGTTGGCTTCAATGTCAAATACAATCTGCTTCATTAGAACTCCGGGTCATCTCCTGTAGGACAGGCTGTCTCAATCATGCGGCCTGACTCCTTGTCGTAGTACAGGTAGCATGCGGGGCCAGTCAGACCTACAAACCTATTCTTCAATACACGTACCGTGGTGGTGTTACGTATCTCAGGGTCAGCGTGTTGTTGGTCACGCTCCAAGCCAATGACAATATCACTGAGCTGGGCAATGGATGCTGAACCACGCAGCTCACCCAAGCTGATCTTACCACCGTCCTCGTGTGCCTTGGCACCGCTGGGTCTGCGAAGGTGTGATACTAGGAATAGCCCTACACCTGTCTCCTGAACCAGCTTGCGGAGGTTAGTCATAATACTGTCGATAGCCTTACGCTCGTCACCCGTGTCCTGATCGCTGACCACGATGCTCAGGTGATCAAGGATAATCCACTTGCAGTCCAGACCTTTAGCCATGTAGCGTATGCGTCCCAGCAGGTTGTCCTCGCTCGTACTGCCCCAGTGGTCAAACATAAAGATGCGCCCTGAGCCTAGCGTCCTGTCCCAGTAGCCCTTCTTCTCTTCCTGCGTGACTGTCTTGTCCAAGTGAAGCTGCTTGTTAGCCTCAATGGACATGATGCCCAGAGCTGTCTTAGGGATGTCCTCCTCCAGTGCTAGGATACCAATGTTCTCATCCGTTGCACCCAAGAGGTAATGCTCCAGCTCCCTGACGATCTGCGACTTACCCATGCCTGACCCTGACGTGATTGTCACTAGCTCCTGCTTGCGGAACCCGTGGGTCATCTCGTTGAGACACTCCCAAGGATAGGGTATGGACTTGACATCTGACTGCTTGATAATCATGTCCCATGTCTCGTTACCTGCTACGATACCATCAGGGCGATAGGCTTTAGCGTTCCACCACTCCTTGACAAACGCCTGCACCTGATTGCTCTTGAGCATGTCGCCTGCATCCTTGGCTGGCAGCGTGACATTCTTGGCCTTGTTGGGGGTGAACAGATCAAGCACCGACTTGGCTGCCTCCTGTCCTGCCTTATCGTTGTCAAAGCATATCACCACATTGTCAAAGGTCTCAAGCCACTCTAGGTTCGCTTTGATGTCTTTGGCTGCTCCGGCTGCACCTGATCTGATGGAGACGACTGGCCACTTTCCGTCGAACATCTCGTTGACAGCAAGTGCGTCCGCCTCGCCTTCTGTGATCGTGATGTATTTACCGCCACCTTTGAACGCCTGCTGGCCGAACAACCCTGCCTCATTGAACTCCCCTGTTGCATAGAATGATTTAGTTTCGGTGATCCGCACCTTGGTTCCTGTCACCGTACCTGTGTCCTTGTTATGGTACGGGTAATGATGCTTGACAATTTGTCCGTCCGTACCGTACTCAACTGTCACACCGTACCGCTGGCATGTTGACTGTGAGATACGTCTATCGGGGATTGCCGCTATAACACCTGTCATCTCTAATGACCTCATTGGTTTACGTTGTGCTACTTGACCTATCTGGCCGTTGCCGTGTTCGTAATGGTTGCAGCCCCCGGAGAAGCAGACTGCATGTCCATCACTATAGCGAGCCAGATTGTCCGATGAGCCACACGAAGGGCATGGCTCATGTTGGACGAATGTTGACTCAACCGCCACTAGAAGTCCTCTCCGCCTTCCTGCTCTGCGACCTCCAGTACCTTGATCTTGTTAAGGTATGTGCTGGTTCCGTGTACAGGGTGTGGCTGTCCTTCTGCGTACATGATACGCACCTTAGAGCCTCGACCAATGCGACCCTTGAACGGGTTGCCCTCTGCATCCATCACCGGGACATCGTACTTGGTGCTGAACTTGCGCTGCTTGACTCCTTCGTACTCGCGGAGCTTGACACCAGCTTCGGACAGAGTGCCCGCTGTTGGTTCATCCAAGCTGAGAACCAGAGAGAACTTCCCGGTGGACTGACCCTGATACATCTCATGCTCGTCTAGGTTTTCAAATGCTACTAAGCCTTCTAATACTGCCATGGTTACTACCTCTATGTTATGACCCCTAAGGATCGTTTGGTTAATACTTTAAAATTAATCTTTAAAATTATCCTTTACTACCTGAGTATTATATCAAGTATTTAAGAGTACGTCAAACTCTTTCTCACTTAATTGACCGATGCTGTCATACATAGCCTCATCGCTATGCGACAGGCAGACATTGCACAGGTCTAAGTGTATCCCGGTTTCCTTATCGACCTTCTTTAGTTCATGTTCATTCAGGATAACGTCACACGCTTTGCATCTACTCATCTGGGAATGCCTCTCTGTATTGTATAGTCATATCGTCATAGGGATTGCTATAGTACTCATCACGCATCTGCTTTGTGACCCTCTGTGTTAGCTCTGAGAGCGTCATGCAGTATACCTGATACTCGACTAGCTCATCGACCATAACGTGCGCCTGTGGCTCTATCCAGTCGCTCTGAGCGTAGTCATACCCCAGCATCTCTTCTTTAATCCTACTCATATCTCTACCTCATCATAAACCCGGCCATATGATACCAGACACAAGGGCAAATGTAAAATGACACCCTGAAAGGGCATTGTAATAGATTCGCCAGTGCTTATGTCAGTACACCATACCGGGCGACTGTCTGGGAACTCTAGGTCAAAGCCTACGCCTACCCGGTACTCTATGCTGAGTGTTCTGTTAAAGATTATCATTGGTTTTCGCCTGTTGTTTTTCCAACCATTTGTCGTCACCTATTATATCCGCCAGTGCCTCATCAATCTCCCACTGTTGCATGGGTGGATACTCATCATCATCCAATAGATGCTCGTCTCCGTGGTACTCGTTGTTTCTAGTCATATAAAATACTCCAGTATATTGTTAGTCATTAGCCAGAACACGCCTTTGTGTGCTGCTATTACAATGGCTGTCAGTGTAGACCAGCCCACTACCTCCGCTATGATATTATCCATGATGTCACCCCGTAGCCTATAAAGAAACCCACAGTGAAACCGATTGTACACCACTTGGCGTACCAGTACAAGTCATTCATGGTCTGGCCCTCGCTCTACCATTAGCTGCAGCGCAGCTGCCCGGTCATCGTCCAGACTGCGAATCAAATCCTGTAGTACCTGAGTTTTGACCTCATTAAATAGATTATCAGAGCTGACCATATTGTCCAGCTGTGCCTGTAGCTCATCTATCCAATCACCTGCCCGTTGAAAAAACTCAGGGGCGTCGCCATTGTGTAGTGCCGTTCTGGTGGTACTTATCTCCACCCAGTCATCCCATTTGCTCATCATTTAACCCTCGTAATAGTGTACTCATTAAATCCTGAGGCGCGCCCTGCTGCATGCGCCTCTGCCATTGTAGCATAGTATTTGCTGTAATCAAACGTATAGTAATAAACCCTGTACATTACGCTGCCTCCTTTCGTTCACTCGCTGGTTTAATCCACAGGTACTCGCTCCAAAATGGCTCGCTGGCGTTGCCTGCATATATAAAGGAATCATGCCACCCATTAGTATCGTATTCTGCATGATCCTCATCTGACATCAACTGACAATCCATTAAATTATCATCCACTGCATTATCTATGGCCTCCTGTTCATTGTTACCATACGATACACAAATTAATCCAAACTCGTGACCTATTAGATACGCACGTTCTCCACATCTAAAGCCATCTTTATTTGCTATTTTAATACCCATTATGCTACCTCCACTAAATCATTAATCACTGACTGGGGCACTTCCACTGCGTCACAACCCTGTAGCCATTTGTTGATATGTTTGGTGGTGGTTACGCTGTACTTGGTGGATGTACGCACCAGCGCACCTGTGTCTGTACGTGCGGCCACTGGGGTCTCATAGCTAAAGAATACCTGTACGTCGCCCAAGTCTAGCTCTGTTTGGTTACTACCTAATTGCTTAAGTTTCATCTTGTGTTACCTCTGTGTTGTTGTTGGTTTAATAGTGCCCACTGTATACCAATGGGCACGATAAATCAACTATTATAATACTCTTATTGAGTCCTGCATCTCAGCGGGGTTTTCCTCTAGGTATTCCCATAGATTCTCGTCTTCCTTTAGTTCCTCTTTTATTCCATCCAATATGCACTCTAAAGCCCTCTGCTCTGACTTTATGCCATAGACTGTAAAGCAGTGATAGTCAACCCACTGCCCATCAATATGCGTTTGCATATTAAAGGTTGCTGATTCGTTCCACTCTGCGCGGATATGGCTTTCTAATACTTTAAGTTCCCAGTGTTTCATTTTGTGTGCCTCTGTGTTGTTGTTTGTTGTTTAGATGGGGCCATTTTACCGGAATAACCAGGGAGGTAAAATTTATTTAAACTATAATGCTTTGGACTATTATTGATCTGGTGAATACCTACTGCCTACCTTTATACATACGCGTGCGCGCGAGTACCACAGTACAGAACTTGTGTCAACCTGTGGATTCATACAGTGGTGGTGGCTGCTAGTGTGGTCTATAGGTATCCTATAGCATACTCACACTTAACCCTGTGGAATCCCATGCAATACCCGTGCCAACATGGCAGCCTGTGGATAACTTGTGGATGCTTGTGTATAACCTGTGGATAAATAGACCCCCGGGGGGCCGCTGTGGCTACCTTATTTACCTGTAGTTACCGCATGTATACAAAATAGTAGCATTTTGGAAAAAAGAGTGTATAATTACATTTACTTATGACTCCCTGTGCATGCCATAACTCCTTGTAATACCTGTGTATTCCTAAAATGACACCAGTATAGCCTTAAGCTATTAAAGGGACGGCCCTTATGTATAAATATGTTAACATTAGTGAAGAAAAGACTTGACTTTTGGTTAAAAATGTGGTATAATTTATAGTATACTAAAGAAGATAAAGATTACCTCGCGCCCTTAAGTATCCTTAAGCATCGTTAGGATTGATCTTTTAATAATAATTAAAGAAACTAACTAAAGTATACTTAAGTATCCTTAAGTACTAAGGGGAATACAATGAATACTAAAGAACCTAAGGGTAGTCAGCCCGCGAAGCGGGTGGGCAGACCAAAGAAAACAGCAGTTGTGTCAAAAACCAAGGGCAAACGTAACTCAGTAGGGCGGCCCAAGGGTGACGCAGCGGTCATTAACGAATACAAGGCTAGAATGCTGGCATCCCCTAAGAGTAGGAAGGTGCTAGATAGTATATTGTCAGCAGCCTTGGACGATGACCACAAGAATCAAGCAGCAGCATGGAAGCTCTGCATGGATAGGTTGTTGCCTGTCAGTTATTTTGAGAAGGATAAGGCCAGCGGAGGCAAGAGTGCCATCAACATCTCTATTACAGGGGTAGGTGGAGAGACTACTGTCATATCCGGTGGAGAAGAACCCATTGAAGGGGACTACACAGATGTATGATATAAATCAAGACTTAGATTACTTTACTAGGGAAGAGTTTGCTTGTCAGTACACTGGCGAGAATGAGATTAGTGACAGGCTGTTGCTGAAGTTAGATTTGTTACGTGCTAGATGTGGGTTCCCCTTCGTTATCACAAGTGGCTACAGATCAGTAGACCACCCCATAGAAGCAAAGAAGGAGACACCCGGAACTCATGCCCAAGGCATCGCAGCAGATATTAAAGTCAATGACGGTACACAACGGTTTAGGATTGTTCAAGAGGCTATCAAGATGGGCTTTTCAGGAATTGGAGTTGCTAGTAGCTTTGTGCATGTTGACATCCGCGACCTTGACGGTAATGAGTCTCCTGTAATGTGGACGTACTGATATGGCAAAACTAACTAACGAAGAGAAAGCACTTCGTATATCTCGACAAACAGGGCTAGACTATAATAATGTCTTGCAAGGTTTGCAGATGGCAGACATAGAGTTTCAGATGGCTATTGCTCCTTACACAGGATACGAAGGCCCTATTGATCCTAGTATTGCTCGTTATCATTCTTTGCCTGAAGGTTCTCAATCAGGACTCTTGGGTTTTTCAACCCCTTCAGAAGCTGCAAATCGTTATATATCCGCAGCTAGTTTTGGCGCTGGAGGCGATGAGATTATGCTTCCAGCAGAACCAGGCACAGTCAACGTAATAGGAGCTAAAGGAGCTACTCCTGCTACATGGGCGCACGAATATAGTCATCAGTTAGAAAAGGATAGGAGTCTCTATAAAAAAGCTAAGTCTGACGATAGTATAGATGCTTATTTAGCTTTTACAAAGTTTGGTTCAAAAAACGCACAAGAAGTAAGTCAACGTGTTTTAGACATAAGAAGTGCTCAAAACATGGACGATGTTTCTACCGCTGTTAATTATATAGCAAAAGAAGAGATTAAAAGTTTAGAGTCACAGATAGACAGAGCTTTTTCAGAAGACGATGTTGAAGAGGCTCGTAGACTACTTAAAAAAAGTAATAGCATTACAGAAAACATTATTAACAACCCTACTGATCAAAACATAACAGATTATATTAAAACAAGTTTAAGTGACGTTAATACAGAATACGACAAGATAGGCGCGTTTAAGTCTAACTTGTTTAAAAAGATTGTAAACGACAAAGAGCAAAAAGCAAAAACAGCTAAGACTTTTAAGGAATCTCTTGACTGATTTAGCGGTTGAGCTGTTACCTTGGCAGCAAGAAGTCTGGGAAGACACTACACGATTTAAAGTAGTGGCTGCTGGTAGACGTACAGGTAAGAGTAGACTAGCTGCTTGGCGGTTAATCATCAGTGCGTTGTCTGAGAAGAAAGGTCAGGTGTTCTACGTTGCCCCTACACAGGGTCAGGCCAGAGACATTATGTGGCAGTTGCTGCTGGAACTAGGCCATGACGTTATAGCGTCAGCACACGTTAACAACCTACAGATTAAGCTAGTCAATGGCTGCACCATCTCTCTGAAGGGCGCTGACAGACCTGAGACCATGCGTGGTGTTAGCTTGAAGTTCCTGTGTATGGACGAGTACGCAGACATGAAGCCAGAGGTGTGGGAGCAAATCCTACGCCCTGCACTGGCGGATCAGAAGGGTGAGGCGTTGTTCATTGGTACACCTATGGGTCGTAACCACTTCTATGATCTGTACCAGTACGCTAGTATATCTGAGGACGCTACGTTCAAGGGCTATCACTTCACTAGCTACGATAACCCGTTACTTGATCCTGAAGAGATTGAAGCAGCTAAAGGCTCTATGTCAGCCTTCTCATTCCGTCAGGAGTTTATGGCATCCTTTGAGGCGCACGGCAGTGAACTCTTTAAA